AATCAACTCAGAGCAAAAGCAATTCCTAAAGCAGTTAAGAAGTTGCCGAAGGAAGAAGTTTGTACCTGTTGCAAGTTGCACGGTGCAAAGTCCTAATCCCCATAGGAGGAAACAATGAACACAGAAACAATGAAAGCAATCGCAGTTACATACCTGAGAGCGGGAGTGGCATCAGTGCTGGCTCTTTATCTTGCAGGTGTGACAGACCCAAAGGCTCTGCTTATGGCAGGAGTCGCAGCAGTTGCAGGTCCATTGCTAAAGGCAATCGACCCATCAGCTACAGAGTTTGGTCGCGGATCTAAGTAAGAAGTAACTGCGAGGCGAAGAGGCTCACCCCGAAAGGGGTGGGCTTCTTTTTTTGTCCCGTTTTATTCTGCATCAGCAGGACAAGGAACAGTCACTAGGTTCCCACAATTAACACAGGTACCATCGAGGAACCACCAGACCAGTTCGTTATCCTCAAAGGCACACATCACGTTAAAGACCTGCGACCCACACGTACACACGTGGATAGGTCCTAAACCCCGCAGATCGGCCCCGTAAGGCTCAGGAAGGGTATGTTTAGACCAGAGTTTAGGCAGGGTGAGTAGACGGAACCACATAGACGGACGGCTAGGAGCTTCGCTCCCTATTACAGTAATTCGCCTCACGGCTCATATGGTAGCCATAGTGGGTGTCGCTAACGCGACGACACGCCGTTAGGTGTAGCCTTGCCCAATGACCACAATCGTTGGAGTAGAAGGAATTGACTACGCTGTTCTAGTAGCTGACTCTCAGATCACCGAAGACAACCTCATCACTATCGCTACATCCACGCCAAAGATTGTTGAGGTGGGTAAGTATCTCATTGGAGTCTCAGGGGACACACGACCAGGAGACATCCTTGCCTACAACTGGAAGCCACCTGCCTATCGAGGTGAGAACCCAGCGCAATTTATGGGACGCAAGATTATCCCAAGCATTATCACAGCATTTACCGACAACAACTACGACTACAACAAGGTGGACAAAGATGACGGCTTCGATTATCTCATTGCTTTTAACGGCAATATCTTTCGCATTGCTTGTGATCTCTCTTTTTTCCAAACAAATCACGGAACGTATGGCATTGGTTCTGGTGGTCAGCTTGCTCTTGGCTACCTGTATTCAGTTATCAAACCTGATGTTGACCTAGCCTATGCAAAGAGACACGCCCGTAAAGCTGTTGAGATAGCTTCGGTCCTTGACTCTAATACCAACAAGCCTTTACAGTTGGTGGTACAGGAAAGGATGTAACTATGGAAATAAAAGAGATACCAATGACAGATGAATATGCTGCTCATTACTTTTATGAGATGGGCTGGAAGGCTTGTAGACTTGCATTCTTGTTGCATCAACAAGCAGAGGAAGCTGGCAATCTATGACGGATTTAGAAGAAGATACAATCAAGTGTTCACGATGTGAAGATTCAATACCAGAATCTGAAGCACTAGAAGTTGGTGCTTGGTGGGTTTGCGGGATATGTTATGACGACATTTAAGAAGGAGTTGGGATGACAGACCCAAAGGAACTATTACTTACTGCACTACGTGCAGGTGATGCAAAGCGTTCACGTTCTACACAGGTACAGATTGGACCATCAGAGTTAGGTGGTTGCCGTCGTAAGGTGTGGTATCGCTTGAACGATCAACCAGAGACTAATGACAGCGAGATGAAACTCGCTGCGATTATGGGTACTGCTATCCACGCAGCTATCGAAGAAGCGTTGGCAGATAACAAAGACGTACTCATTGAAACAGAAGTTGAATACAATGGGATGCGAGCACATATTGACTGCTTCGTTCCAGGTACTGGCGATGTCATTGACTGGAAGACAAGCAAGGTCAAGAACCTTTCATACTTCCCATCAACACAACAACGCTGGCAGGTGCAGACTTATGGCTATCTACTGGCTAAGAATGGCTATGATGTAAAGCGAGTCTCGCTTGTCGCCATAGCACGTGATGGTGATGAGCGAGACGTTAAAGTTCACACAGAAGATTACGACGAGGCAATGGCATTAGAAGCACTGGCTTGGCTAGAAGCTATCAAGGCATCAGAGACAGCACCAGAGCCAGAGCGTGAAGAAAACTATTGCAAGTTCTATTGCAAATTCTATGACGCAAGTGGGCAGTTAGGATGCGTTGGTCTAAAAAAAGAACGTATCGCAACTGAAGAGGTGTTAATCCAGGATAAGGATGCCTCAACTAATGCGATGAAATACTTACAATTAGACGAGAAGATCAAAGAGTTGACAAAAGAAAAAGACTCACTAAAGTCAGCCCTTGAAGGTATCGCTGGAGTTACAGATACAGGTATCCAAGTTCGATGGAACAAGGTAGCTGGAGTAACATCAGTAGACAAAGATGAAGTACTTGCTAAACTTGGCTTTGTACCAACTAAGCAGGGTGCAGAAACATTACGGTTAACAATCAAACAATCTGGAGGAAAGTAAATGGCTGCAAACGAAAACACAAAGTTCCAAGTGAACTTCAAGACAAGCAATGGAACGCTTATCAATCTTTACGCAACTGATGTAAAGGATCTAGAGACAGGTCTTACAGACCTTGCAATGGTTGCATCTCTTATCAAGACTACCGATGCTGAACTCAACGGTGGTAAAGCTCCAGCACCTACTGCTGAATCAGTAGCTCAGCAGTTCAATGCAACGCCAGTTGTTGCAGCTAAGGAACCTAATTACAATCCAGCACCTGCTGTTGTCGAAGGTCAAGCACCTAGTTGTAAGCACGGTGTGATGAGCTTCCGCACAGGTACTTCTGCTCGTGGACCTTGGAAGGGCTGGATGTGTGCTGCACCAAAGGGTGCAACAGATAAGTGCTCAACTATCTGGGCTTAGCAAATGCGGGAACCGCACGAGTTTGAGGTTCCTTTATGTGCTCAAGTAGGTGGCGATCTATTCTTTCCTGACCAGGAAAACGAAGGCAAGTTAGTTCGCATCAATATCGCAGCAGCAAAATCAATCTGTCGTAGCTGTCAACACATCACTGAGTGTGCAGAGTGGGGTATCCGCAAGGAACAACACGGCATCTGGGGAGGACTGACAGGTAACGAACGACGCAAGATTCGCAAACAACGAAACATAATCTTAGAACAGGATAAGAGTGCTTAAACTTTCCCGCGCTTGGAGTGGAGTGACCACCAAGGCCACGCCATTACCTGACGTGTGGAAAAGTTTAGTTAAGCAATCTATTAAGTTTCGTCGTGGTCAAGTATGTATGGTAGCTGCAGCACCTAACGCTGGTAAGTCAATGTTCGCATTGATCTATGCAATTAAAGCACAGGTGCCAACGCTGTTCTTCTCCGCCGATACAGACACAGCGACAGTAATGATTCGCGCTGCTGCACACCTATCGGGCCACAGTCAGTTATCTGTGGAACAGAACATAGAAAAGAGAGCTGATTATTATTCAGCACACTTAGCTAACACATCACACATTCAATGGGTCTTTGACTCCAGTCCGTCTCTTGATGATATTGAGATGGAGATAAAGGCTTACCTTGAATTGTATGGGGTAGCACCTCAGTTGATTATCATAGATAACCTAATGAATGTATCTGCTGAGACAGACAACGAGTGGGCAGGGCTACGTGCAATTATGATGGAGTTGCACGATATGGCACGTAAGACAGAGGCTTGCGTCTTAGTACTCCATCACGTATCAGAACAATCAGAGTATGGTTCTCCTATGATGCCACCACCAAGAAGGGCTATCCACGGAAAGGTAAGTCAATTACCAGCGTTGATACTCACACTAGGTTATGATCCAACACAGGGTCTATTGCGTATCGCATCAGTCAAGAACCGATTTGGTCCACACTTTGCTGATGCTTCACAATGGGCATCACTGTTTGTAAACTTTGGTGCTTGTCAAATAGGAGATGATGATGCACAAGGTAGAGCATACCTTCGTGCCAATGGAGAGAGCAGCATCTATGGCTAACAAGAATGGTCGCAAAGGTTCTCAGTTTGAGACAGATGTAATGAAATGGTTACGCGGTGTCGGAGCTATGGCAGAACGTTTGACTAAGGCTGGGGCAAAAGATGAAGGTGATATGGTTGTTATCATATCTGGAGAAACCTACATCCTAGAACTCAAGAACAGGCAGACCCTTTCCCTGCCTGAATTCTGGAGAGAAGCACAAGTTGAGGCGCTTAACTACGCAAAGGCTAGGGGTCTTGGGGAAGTTCCTCTTTCCTACGTCGTAGTTAAGCGTCGCAACGCATCAATAGATCAAGCCTGGGTCATTCAGGACCTAGCACAATGGTTAAAGGAGAAACAGTAATGCCAGTACCAGGTGGAGAAATCACAACGTCAGAGATACTTATACCTGTATCACAGGTAGAGGCAGATAACGTTGATGCAGAAGAAGCAGTTAAAGAATACGATGGATATGTTGCAGCATACGAAGCGGCTATAGCAGAAGCATCAGAGAAGGCCAAGAATGATTTGCCAGAATTGTCATAAAGGCGGAGAAGAGAACACTCTCGCCCATTACAAGCGAGCTACTCATTGGCACGACAAGTGTGATGATAAGGGGTGTGTATGCCAGCACAAGACTGGTCCAGGGTACGTAAAGCGGGGCGACACAAAGGTTCCGTTGATGCAAACTCAATCCCCGTAGGAGTAATCGTAACTCACTATGGCGGTGAGGTAAGAGAAGGTAAGTCAGCTTCTGTGCGCTGTTGCATCCATAACGACAGTAGACGTAGTGCTGTAATAAATACCTATGACAATTTGTACTACTGCCACACCTGCGGTAAGGGTGGAAGCGCAGTAGATATCGTTATGGAAATAGAGAACTTGGAGTTCAAGGATGCCCTCAATCGTGCAATCGAAATCGTTGCTGGAAGCGGCCAATCATTACAGTCAGGCAATAAACGAAGAGGCTCTAAACTATCTCGAAGGACGTGGAATATCTGATGTAATTGCACATCAGTATTCGTTGGGTGTGGTAACAGATCCAATCAACGGCCACGAAATGCACACGGGCTGGCTTTCTATACCCTACATAACAGCTAATGGACTATGCGTGGGCTTCAAGTTTAGACGATTAGATGATGGTAAACCCAAGTATGGATCTCCATTGGGTCAGAAGGCACACCTGTATAACGTAGGTGACATCACCATTGATAGCTCTTACATTGCAGTATGTGAAGGTGAGTTAGATACAGTCATCTTGTCTGGTCTAGTGGGCATACCAGCAGTAGGTGTACCTGGAGTACAGGCTTGGAAACCACACTTTGTCAAGCTCTTTACTGGCTATGACAACATCTTTGTTATCGGTGACAATGACATCAAGGAAGATGGCACTAACCCAGGTGCTGAGTTCTCTAAGCGTGTCGCACAAGAGGTTACAAATAGTACAATAGTAACATTACCCCCATCAATGGACATCAATGACTACTACTTAGCCAATGGTGTAGATGCAACTAGAGCTTTGCTACTAGGTGAGAAGGATGAGTAGAGACGAATGGCTACAAATGGTACAGATTTTGCAGCATATGGGCTTCCAGATCCTAGAGATCAATACGGAAACCGAGACACTCTTGATTCGACCTATACAGACAAGATAGATGCAGCCTTTATCGCAGATGTCTGGCGTATTATGGATCAAGCAGGCAATCTGCTGGTGCGTAAGCATCACGACTACGGCCCAAAGAACATTGCTCACTCACCAGGTGGACCACTTAATGGTCTGCGTGTACGTATGTGGGACAAGATAGCTCGCATCAATAACCTTCTTGACTCTGGTGTTAAGCCAAGCAACGAGTCCTTGCGTGACTCCTTCTTAGATCTACTGAACTACTCAGCTATTGCAATGATGGTACTCGATGGCGTGTGGCCTGAAGTAGAGGACAATGACTGAGTTACATAAGTCTATCTACGACATAGCACCTAGCGTTGCAAGTGCAATAGCAAGGCGCTTTCGTGGCTACGTAGAACGAGATGATGTCCTGCAAGAGTGTCTTGCTTGGGCATTAACACGTGGTAGACAGTTCGATGAGATGCTTAATGAACCCAACCCAGTCCAACGTGTCATCAATGAGAAGCGTATTGCTTGGCAGATGAAGCGTACTGCTGAACGTTATGCTCGCAAGGAGAAGGCGGCTAAATCTGGTTATCGCACAGGTGATGAAGCCTTCTACGATACAGCTATGATCGCACAGGTCTTGCCTCACGTGATTGCATCCATTGTAGATAACACAGTATTAGAACAGGCGCAGAACCTTATCAACGATGGTTCACCTAAGAAGCCTAGTGTTCCAGCAGAAGGTGGCAACCTGCTTGCTACCCTGATTGACGTCAAGCGTTCTTATCTCAAGTTAGAAGTAGAGGACCAGACCATACTTCGCTTGCGCTACCACGAAGGACAGACCTTACAACAGGTAGCAAACGTCTTAGAGTGTGCAGTATCTACCGCAGATCGTAGATGCACCAGCGCATTGCGTAAGGTGCAGAACGGTTTGGGTGGTGACAACCCGTGGCAATGAAAGAGATAGATCTATTCTTATTCCTATTGGATAACAAGTACCCAGACCTTCAAAAGTCAGAGGGTATCTACGACTCTTTCGACTGCATCAGTCGTGACTCGAACGCATACATAGAGTTGAAGTGTCGCAACACCCACTACCCCACGCTATTGATTGAAGAGTTCAAGTATCGAAAACTTATCACTCAGGCAGCAGAGCGAGATCTCACCCCGTTCTACATTAACTCGACTCCAGAAGGAGTCTTTTCTTTTGACCTAATGGAAGTGGCAGAACCAGAGTGGTTCAGTCATTGGATGCCAGCGACAACTGAGTTCTCACGTTCTAACAAAGTCAGTAAGTTAGTAGGTTATCTACCGATTGAGGAAGCGGTGAAGCTCTGATGCAGTATGACTATCGTTGCCCTGATTGCAACAATGTATTAACTATTGAGCGTTCTATTCACGAGGACCCAAGAGATCCTTCTTGCTTTGATTGTCATATCCCAATGATACGTAAGTGGGACTCACCTGCCATTACCTTTAAGGGTAAAGGCTTCTATAGTACGGGTGGATAATGACACAAGGATTTACTTCTGGTATGCGTACCTCTATAGATGGTACGTGGACTACGCCACGTGACTACTTTGATAAGGTCAATGCTGAGTTTAACTTCACTCTAGATGCAGCTGCACTATCCTCTTCCACTCTAGTACCTGATAACTGGTATGGTCCTGACCATCCAGATCCATCAATGCGTG